ATGAGTGGCGAAGAGCTGGTCCATCCTCAATGTAGAGGCCATACGAAAGAGTATGGTTTAGGGCAGCGAGTTGGGGAGTTAACTTACTTTGTGGGGGAGTTGGTTTACGGAAGAGAGAAGAAACGAAAACACAGCGCGATTTCGAAAATAGAAACAAAAAAGCCACTCGGGAGAACGAGTGGCTTTTGAATCAATGAGTGCAGGGGAGCTAACTGCGCACAGTGTGCAGGAAGTATATGCGGGTTGTTTTTAAGCTTATGTTTTTAAAGCCTAAATATTCCCCTCCAAAATCCCTCCAAAATTTTTCCCCAAAACGCTACGCTCCTGAAATGACTTTGGGTGGGCGTTAGCCCGCATCTATCAACAGGTATTCAGATCCACGCTGATCGTGGTATTTGTCGGTGGTTTGTCGGTTTTTATGACCCAGCAACTTTTGCGTGTCATAGCCTGCATCAGCATAAGTTCGCTCTGCTAATGAACGGATCTCATGAAATGTGGGAGGGGTGCCATCCCATTTTAAGCCGGTCGCATCTCTGGCGATCTTGAACTGTTTTGACAGCCGGTCCCCATCTACTTTTGAACCAGCTTTTGAGCGAGAGACCTGCTTGACGTCGTGAATGATGTACTGAGAAACTACGCCGCTGTTCCGGCAACGTTTGATGATCTCTCCGAGCGATATACCGACCAGAGGATTGGTAAGCGCCAGGCTAAAACCTAGCTTGGTTTTACCTTTGGATTTATTGGTAGCTACGAGCAGGTAGCCATCTTGCACATCTTTGAATTTGAGTTGGCTAATATCAACTCGGCGCAGTCCAGTGGTGAGCCCAATAAGCATCGCATTCAGGGCATTGGGCGTGCAATGCTCTTCGGCTTTGCTGATAATTGCCATCCATGACTTTTCGGTTAAACGCTCTCGAGTAACTGTGACCCTAGGCGCTTTGGTTGCGGCCGCTGGATTATATCCGGGATCCACCTCGCCAAGATGTTGTGCTTCCTTAAACATGTCGATCCATACCGAGCGAAGTGATTGTGCCATTCGCACTTTGCCATCACGCTTATATTCATCGAGGATGATTGCTAGTGTTTTGGTGTCGAGTTCCTTGAGACCGATGCTCTTGCAACGCTTGGCTAACACTCCAATCGCTGACTTTCGCGCAACCACTGTGCTTTTGACTATCTCACCATGATCCATCCGCTCCTGCTGAATTGTCATGTAAGTCTTGCAAAATGCGCCTGTACTAATTCCACGCTGGCGGGTTTTGGTCGGATTCGCATCGAGGATGCGCGCATACTGTTCAACCATCTCCGCAGCTATACGCCTATTGAGCTCAGCGGCCACTATCTGTGCACGCTTTTTATCTGTTCCAAGCCCGTGAAACTTACCTGTGCGTTGGTCGCGGTACTGGTAATAGGTTTTACCAGTTCGCTTATCAAGCTTTTGATACAGATTATCAATGGTGATCTTGTGAGTTCTAGGTCGAGCTGCCATCGTTCAGGATCCTGTCGATAAGTGGATCGCCGGTCGGTTCGTGCTGATGGCAGCGACCAACGAATTTGGCGTTACGTTGGCACATCCATCTGCGAGCGAACTTGACCGGAGCGGGGGAGATCTGTTTTGTCTTAGCGTAGGCCGACAAGGTGGCAGCTGCTGGAGTAAACCCGAAGGTTTTCAGTGCCCAGTCCTTCAACGGTACAAAATCACTTTGCGATTTCATCCTTAGCTCCAAACTTGGGTTGGTGATTAGCTTTGGCCTCAAGTGTGCGGATGTATTCCAGCAGGGCCTCACTCACCAGTTCATCGGATTTCAGTTCACGACCAGCACCGTGTTCTACGATGCCTTTTATGAACTCTATTTCACCTAAAACTGAGCGGCTTGGAAGTAGGCCAAGCACATTCTCGAGCCTTTCTCGCTCTTTCTGTGCATCATCTTTAAGTGGCTTAAAGGCGTGAATGACCACTCTAGATAACGCCCCTTCCATTTCGAACTCACCTAGTCCATCAATGTATGCATACAAACGATAGGTTGGTGTGGCTTCATCGTTGTTAACCAACTCGAGCGTAAAGGATGATGATTGACGAGCGATGGTATTAACCATGGCGCCAACATCGAAACCGCAATAAACAAGGCTCATGATTACCTCCTACACGTTGAACGCTAAGCGTTTGTCGAACGCCAGTTTGATGCGGAATGGAATATCGTCGTCCCAACCATCGTCTAGATCAGGTGAGTAATTCTGCTGCGCTGGGGTGGCTTGTTGTTGGGCCGGTGCTGCTTGCTGCTGTGCTGGCGGTTGGCTTTGTTGGCCGGTACTTGATTGATGCCCAGCACTGCCTGGCTGCTGGTAACCACCGTTGCCATATTGCTGGCGGGTGTCGAGCATCTGCATGTCGTTGACTAAGATCTCGGTGGTGTAGCGGTCTTGGCCGTTGTTGTCTTGCCATTTGCGAGTTTGCAGACGACCTTCCAAGTAAACCTTGGAGCCTTTACGCAGGTACTCACCGGCTATCTCTGCCATACGGCGATACATGGTGATCCGGTGCCACTCGGTCCGTTCTTTCTGCTCGCCGGTGTTCTTATCCTTCCATGTTTCACTGGTGGCCACGGTGAAGTTGGCCACGGCGTTGCCGTTAGGTAGGTAGCGAACCTCGGGATCTTGTCCCAAGTTCCCCACAATAATTACTTTGTTGATGCCTCTGCTGGCCATGATATTTCCTCTATTGGTTAATCTGGGTTTCTGAGCGTTCAACCTTGCTGTTCAGGTGAAGATCCAGCAGGAAGTTACCGAGCGCATTGGCGTAGTAAAGAAAACCGCCACCACACACCAGCGCCGCAATCAGATCGCCATGGTGCGGGAACGGCTCTCCCCAAAAAGCCACCTCCACTTGGTAACTAATGATCTGCTCCCAGATGAGCAGGGAAAAAAAGAATAAAGCCAATCTCCAAACGCTAAGCCCGCACAAAGCAAACAGCTTAGCTTTCACCTTCCCTGATCGGTGATTCACGCAAATAGTCAGCACCTTGTTTCCTCTTATGGCTGGTTAACGAAAGTGAACACCTGGCGCGGCACTGGCGCACCACCTGTAGACATGTGATTGAGGCGTGCCAGCGGGCAACCATCGCGCCACGTCATCCGATCAAAGCCATCAAACACGATGGCATCGAGCTGACGTATCGTTAGTGCAGTCATCACTCTATCGAACTGGCGCGTACTCATAACCTGTCCGGTATTGATGCGGTATTTTCTGGCGAACTCGGCCTCGTGTTCCGTGGGCATTACCAGCAGTGCCTTAAACCCCTGCAGGTGCAGCCCCTCCACAATGGCACAGGCAACGGTGGTTGAGCCGCTGCCTTGCTTTCCAGTGAGTTGATGAATTTGCATACTTAGTCGTTCCCCTATTGGTTGTGGCTAGTCAAAGACAAGCTCAGAAATAAATTGTGGAGCGCCTAGCTTGAGCTGGCCATTAACCGTGTCTGGTGCAGAAGGTGATCGCTCGGGGTAGGCTCCCAAAGCCACGTTGGCCGTTTGCTGGCCTACCTTTGCATGCCAAGCTTGACTGCGCTTACGAGCCAAATAGGATTGAAATGCCATATCACGATCAGGGTGGGCGAAGCTGCGTAATGCCCCTTTGATGACACGTTTTTGGGGGCGACCAAACCAGTTGTTGCCTACATTCAGCATTCGCTTGGAATGCTCATCAACTAGGTAGTAGCAGCACTCCGTCTCTCGAACTGGATACCATTTGGATTCGACTAAATACAGGCCGTCAGAACGGACTGAATCTGTGAATCGATAATGAACAGGGAGGTCATGTTCTGACAGCGAGTCAATTTTCATATCAGTTAACTGATTCATGCGATCCGCCTTTGGTAAGAAGGCCAGTCGAGTTCCTTAATCGCTTCCACCGTTGCCGCAACCGCATTAAGCTGGGTTACTGCTCGGTTTAGGTTGCTTTGAGTGGTGCCATTGATGATTGCGGCGTCTGTCTCGGACATGCCTTTGCATAAATGGTCGATCACGGCGCTGATAATCACTTCACTAGTGATTCGAGTCAGGCTAAGCAGCAACTCGATGCGCGTAGGGTTTTCTTGCCCAGGTAGTAGGTATTTCATACCGTGATCTCCTCCCACATGTTTTCCAGTTCATCAAAGGCGATGAGTTCGTCAAAAAGTGCGTGAGGGATAGAGATTCGAGCATTGCAAAGTTCAATCCACGCTTTGGCTCTGTCTCCATCAATGGTGGCGTTGAGCTTTAGGTCTGCTCGCTTTCCACTCACTTCCATGGCGCCATAACTGATTCGAGCTTCATCACTTCGCTTTGGCAAGCTCAGGCTAACGGCGGTGTCCCCGACATAAAACCCCAGTACGCAACTGGCAGGGTGATCTCGATGGTGCACTTTTGGGAAGGTACTCATGCGGCCTCCTTGCCTGCAGTGGGAATAGTGATGCTGTTGGGAGCCTGATTTCCGAAGAGATCCCAGCCTTCTGATTCTCGGCGCGCAAACATCTCCAGTCGTGGCACGTCACCCCATAGGCGCTCAATGCGCTTGATGGCCTCATCTGGCTTCACTGAGTGATCACCGACTGGCGCGTCGATTATCTGCTGAACACCCTTGTCTAACCGCGGTAGCTTCTTACCGCGATAGCCGACCAATACAAACTCGGAATTAGAACGAGTGGTATGCCCCATACCGATGTACCAGCGAGCTTCCATTAATTCACGTAGGCGCTTGGCAGTAACTAGCTCCCGCCAACCCTTAGGGGTTAGCAACGCTTTTGTTAAATCGGTGAACGACATATCAGCCACCTGCGCGCATAGCTCTTTAGCCAGTTCGCGCACTAGATTGGTCCAACAATTCTTTGAGCGCTTAACCCAGACAAACAGGACTGTGTTGTATTTAAAGCCCCAGGCGTCCATTAACTCCCTTGCCTCATCAAGCTGCGGCCATGTTGCCCACATCGCCAGAACTGCGTTATCAGCTGCGATACTGGAAACGTCCATCGCCTTGAGTTCTTCAAGGTCGGTGGTGCTGTAGTGGCGGGCTGCGCCACCCCGATTAGCTGATTTGTCGTTGTAATCCCATGGAGGATCGGCATAGATGACTTGGTACTTGTTCATGCGGCCTCCGACTCTACTTTCAAATCAAACTGTTCAATGGCCCAAGGAATTGCGAAACAGGCCCATAAGAAGCGATAACTCCAAACTTTGCCGTCAGGAATGCACCCCCAATCATCTGTAAGACTAAGGTTTACTTCGTTGTCATCGTCAAAGTTACGGAGGAACTCAACTGCCCCATACTCGTCTTGATCTGCGCCGCTTAACTCTTCAGATAGCCAAGCTTTTTGTTCAAGTGAGTCACATAGCTCAAGCAGATCTCGTTCAAAAACTTCCCATTCAAAGTCTTTACAGTCGCCGGAGCGCTTACCTGACGACGAACTATCAACAGCCTCTAGTTTTTCAGACCAATATCTCGGATTAGGTTCGTCACCTCGGAAGAATGTGAACATGTCTTGAACTCGGGTAAATACGTAACTCCCCATATCTCCGCAAAACACCAGGTAGCCAGGGTAGGTGACGATATCGAAGTACATATTTGAGCAGCCTGGTTCCATCAAGCGAATATGGCGATAGACTCCGTTATTCAGGAGAACGGTTAGCTGATGGTTAGTGACGTCTTTCAAAAAAGACTCTTTAGTTGGGTTCATGCGTTGGCACCTCCGATGTGCGAAGTAAATTGGCCGTTCCAGGGGGAGCGAGTTAGAGCTGCAATCAAAGTGGCTGTTGGCGGAATTCGATACTGAATGACTCCAGATACCTCTTGCACCTCCAGTTGTCCGTTTGCGTGTAAAAGGTTGAGCTGATTCCGAGTAGCGCAGGTGCTTCGGTTGATACGCTGTGCGACCTTTTTCACGGTCATCCAGCCTTGGCCTTTGAGGCCTGAATAAACGAGGTGTCTAACTTTCGATTGCATCACTACCTCCCTATGCCGCTTTCGCTTTTGTGGATTGATTTTGTTTGCTTGAGTGCACGTGAGAAATGCACTTAAGCAGTGATTTGCTGCCTGCGGTGCGTATCACTTCGCATCGCGGGCACTCTGTACGCCAGCGCCCGGGGTAAACCTCGCTTACTGCGTTAGTGCGGTGGCATGTGGGGCAAATTGTTCGGTCCATGATGGTTGCCTTTGATTCTGTAACCTTTAAACCCAATATTAACCTCAGGAGTTAACTTGTCAACTTGAGTGTGTTGATTTTTTTATGTGTTTAATTTGAAATTGATCGAGGTTTTACGGTACAAACGCAAATAGCATGTATGGATATACAGTGGTTGAGGATGGAAATTTGATTGTTGTAACTATTCTTGGGGATGGCGGTGAGATCGCAGAGCGGGTTGAAATTGATGATTCAACCCGTCTGAACAGTGAGGAAGGAGAGGAGGTAGATCTTGAGAATGCTGGTGTTTAATAGCTGAATTGTTTTACCGCAATTAGCACCTTACCAATGATTTCGTAATCCTCAGTTTCGTATTGAACTGGGGATGTATCGATAGAAATAAGTGCCTTGCTTGATGAGGATCTGAAATACCTAGCGAGCATAGGTAGGTCGTTTTCAACCTTAACAAGAACATAGTCACCAATAGAAACACTTGCTTCCGGATCAATACCAACTAGGTCACCGGGAGAGGCAATTGTGGAAATGTTATTGTTTTGAACTTCAAGCACAAAGGCCTTGTCCGATGCCTTGCCTGGTATTGGATACGCCTTTTTATCTTCTAGGGCGATCCCTTCCAAATGTGAGTTGATGTCTGACCATCGAATGAGTGGCCTAACAACAAAATCACTGAAGTACTGCTTTAATGCCGCACTGGTTCGGTCAAGGTTGTCATCTATTGACTCTGTAGAATCTAGGCATCCATCTGGCAGGTCGAGTTCCTTTTCTATGTGCCGAGCCAACTCTCCACCAAGCTTGGTTTTGCCTTTGATATATCGACTTATCTGCTGAGGCTTTCTGTTAATCGCCTCGCAGAACCTAACTTGCACACCGTCAAATCGTTCTTCAATGATCTTTTTGACGTTTGCCAAGCGAATCTGCTCAATACGCATTTTTTTATTCATCAACATCAGTTAACTCGTCGCTATTATTATCCACGCAAAAACGGCTTGATCACATTGGCCTATAAAGCTTATTATCAACCTGTAAGGTTAACTCGATAGGCTTGAGAGGCATATGTCATTCAAAGAACTGTACCAATCGTTACCATCCACAGCTCGAGATGAGCTGGCGGACAAAGCTGTTTGTTCTCGGAAATACATTGAGAATAAGCTCTTGCCGCCATCCTCAGTTAGTCAGCCCAGCCTAAATCTGTGTAAAAGACTCGCAAGCGCCTGCCTATCTATGGGATATGAACTTCCTGCTAACGATATTGCCGCCGAGTTTCTCATCAAAACACCCTCATTAACCAATAAGGTTAATAGTAACTCATAAGGATAAGTTTCAAATGTTAAATAGCAAGGAAGTTTTACAGGTACTGAATGCGGCTCACGGTTTGGCGATTGATGTAGGAGCCAAGACTTTGTCTGAAGCTCTTGATATGCGACCAGCCATGGTTAGCAATCGTTTTAACCCTTCTACAGAAACCCATCTATTGGGGTTGGGGCATGCGATAGTTGCGACGCTCGATACCGGAGACACACGAATTCTAGCGGCGTTCGCCAAAGTGGCAGGTTTTCGCCTTGAACCAATCGATGCAACGCCCGTTGATCGCAACGAGTTACTAGCCGCGGTTCTGGAGCTGGATTCAGCGAAGGGTGAGTTAGCCAGGCAGTTAAGTGAAGCCATTGAAGATGGCGTTATCTCCCCTCGTGAGGAACAGGAGCTGGCGGCGCGAGCAACAGAGCTTCGAGAGCTAATCGATCGCCTGCAGTTGAAGCAGGGAACGGTTAAGTGAATCAGTTAACTGATATGAATTTTGAATCACTTGGTGGTGAATATGAATAAGCAGGTTCCAAAAGAAGGTACTTGGCTGCTGGGTGCTGGGGAGCGGATTTGCTCCCCAAATAAAGCCGCTAATCAATCGAAATACGAACGGATTCAAAAATGCTCTCAGCAAACTCAGAGCGTTCAGAACCACCCTTTGCATCAAAGTGAGCTTTTAGATTGCTGAGTGTAGCGTGTTTGTCGGCGCTGTCTTTTAAGGCAACGGTCATTGCTTGGGCGAGCATGTACTGAAGCACCTCTGTGCGGTGCTTTAAGACTTTAATGTCGTGCTCGAGTTCTGACATGGATACAGACATGTGAGATTCCTTTCGGATGGTTGAGTGGAAACTCCATCCTAACCCAGTTTGGTGCTCTGGGCTAAAAAAGCACCGTTCATTAGAGGTTTAAGGAACCCGCCTGCGCAAACAGGCGGGCAAACGAAAACGCCACCCAAGACCGGCAAGTCAACTAGGTGGCGTTCACATCAGGAGGAATCATGACAACAAATCGATGTGGAATCAAGTTAACGGACGTCAATGGTGTTAAACGGAACCACGGTGAGGTCATTTCGGACCATGCCTTTTCTGTGCTGTTTGAGCGTCGTAAGCGTGAACTAACTGGACGAACGTGGCAGCGTGATCGCCGACCGTGCCGGAGTGGGGTAATGGTATGAGTGCCCAATTACTCGAGTTCCCGTCTCCCAGTCCTAAGGACGAGGTTAAGACTGTGGCTGATTGTGATAACGGTTATACCAGAATAGCGAATGAACTCCTCAGCGCCATGGCTATGGCTGATTTAACTCAGCGGCAGTTCAAGGTGCTTCTGGCAGTCGTTCGCAAAACCTATGGGTTTAATAAGCCTATGGACTGGTGCGGTAACAAGCAGTTGGCTGAGGCAACTGGCCTACCAGAAACTCGGTGCTCAACTATCAAAAATGAGTTGGTGCAGAGAGACATCTTAATCCAGAAAGGGCGTTCTATTGGGCCTAATCCGGTGATCACCGATTGGAAGAAATCGGAGGTTACCTGTTCCGGTAAAACCTTTACCAAAAGAGGTAAGGAAACATTACCCGATTTGGTAAAAGAGCTTTTACCAAAAGAGGTAAACACAAAAGACACTTACTCAAAAGACAAGAAAGACAAAGATCATTGTCGGGCTGACGCCCGCCGCCGGAATGCTGAATTTGTTTCTCAGGCTAAGCAGGTGATCGAACATTTGAACGCCGTGTGTGGCCGCCAGTATCCAACCGCCGGGAAGTGCAACACGATTAAGGGCGTGGTGACTCGTTTGAAAGCTGGCGCGACCGTTGAGCAGCTTAAGGCCGTCATCGATCATAAGAACGCAGAGTGGGGTACTAGTGCGAAGATGGTTAAATACCTGCAGCCCTCCACGCTGTTCAAGCCATCCAAAATCGAAGAGAACATCACTGATGCCCAAGCATGGCTGGCCAGCGGCAAAGGTTCACAGCCAGCGGCGCCTAGCTCAGCCGCTCCAATTTCGGCTCGTGATGTGATGACCAATCCCCAAGCGGCTCAGTACCTGCACTCAGGCGGTTTGTTTAAGGAGCTGTCGGAAGCAGTTAAGCACCGCATCAGAGAAGCTTTTAGGGCTAACCAACTACCTTCCCAGCTTGTATCGATTCTTGATGAACAGGAGGCCTTCCATGACTAAGTTTCAGAAACAGTTGCTGGCGGCGTTGGATGGTGATTGGCGTAATCCGAAACAGATCCGCCAACGAATGATAGAGCAGGGCGCCAGCATCATGCCTAATCACCCACTAAGTGACATTGAGACGGTGTTGATTGCTATCGCAAAGACCGCGCCAGGTGTTAGCCGCCGTCAGGTTCGTAATCAACATGGCCGTATCCGCTCAAATCTGTTTCGTTTGGCATCGGTTGATGAAGTGTCAGCTATGGAGATGCGGAGGGTGGCTGGATGAGGTCATCAAGAGATACGACAGCTGAAATTAAGCATCCGAAAACAACTAGCTGCAAAGGTCGCATTATCGCGATCTTTGCAAAAGAGCACCGCACCTTATCGCTACCGATGATTGCAAAGCTGATCCATGAGCGGTTCGGAGTGACGGACCTTGAAACGTCAATCAGCATGCGGCTGCGGGAGATCCGCAAAATGCCAGGGTATGGCGTCAGGAAGGTAAAGCTGTCTCAGAATACGTTTGTTTACGAGGTTGTATGGGGGCATCAGCTGAAGATGACTGAGCTCTTAGGCGGCTTCGATGTGGATCATACTAAGCCAGCACCGTTACCAGGCAAGCCCTGTTCAACCGGAGCGCCAAACAATCCCAGCTTATGGGTGGCCAAACAAACGATTGCTTGCCGAGAGGGCAGTACCACGCCTGAAGCGGTTAAAGAGCAGATTGCTACGTTTCCGCCTTACGTTCAGACGGCCATCGCCAAAGCCAAGCCCCATATCAACGCGCAGATTAAGCAGCAGGGTTACGACAAATGGGCTGAGTTCCACAAAAAGCACTTTGAGGAGTCTGAGCAATGCAGTTAGGGGATACGCTGGCAAGGTTATCTGTATTGCCTGTTGTTCAGGGTTCGATGGCTGAGGGGCGGCAAAGTCAGTCGATGAGGCATGGTAAATGCGCGGTCAATAACTCGGATTGTGCTGGTGAGTTGGTGTGGTCTGAGCGCCACCAATTGCCCTTGTGTTGGCATCATGACAATCACGATTCTGATGATGAGGTGATGGCCGCCGCCAAGCTTTGGGGTCATAAGTGGATGAGCAATACGGTTGGCCGACTGGATCCTATGGCTTGCCAAACCATCGTGTGGCTGTTGAGCATTGGTTGCGCTGAGCTGATTAGGCCTGATTTGATTTCGGTGGCAACGGGTGTGGTTAATGCGCCTGTGAGTCGGGTAAATGGTTTACGCGGCCAAATGGATACTGATGATCGTTACCGTGTTGGTGAGTTGGACCGATTGGTGATGCGTATTGGTGAGCAACGGCAGCTAGTTGAGTTTGAGGTTGAGCCAGAGACGCCGAACGCGTTGATGTTAAGGCCAAAGTACCTGACTTGGGAAAATGACAAGTACCGCCGCTGGGTTAAGCAGCTGCCTTGCGTGGTATGCGATCAACAGGCTGATGACCCTCATCACATCATCGATGTTGGTCTGGGCTGCATGGGCGGTAAGCCGCATGACCTTCTGACCATTCCTTTGTGCCGTGTTCATCATAACGAGCTACACGACAACCGTAAGCGCTGGGAGCAGCAGCACGGCAGCCAGATTGAGCATGTGCTGGCGACGATTAACAATGCGATGGCGCTGGGGGTGATTGGATGAGGCATAACCTTAGACCAAAGAGTAAGTATGGCGCCAAACCAACGGTAGTAGATGGCATTCGTTTCGATAGTAAGAAAGAAGCTAATTACTACCTACAACTCAAAGCCCGAGTGAAGGCCGGTGAGGTGCTGACGTTCTTAAGGCAGGTTCCATTTCATCTACCTGGTAAAACTAAGTATGCGGTGGATTTTCTGGAGTTCCATGCTGATGGCTCTGTGCACTTCGTCGATGTGAAAGGGATGATCACCCCGACGTACAAGATTAAGAAGCGGCAGGTGGAAGAACTCTATCCGGTTACCATCGAGGAGGTGTGATGATTCTAACTACCTTTATCTGCCAGTTCTTGGTGGTCTACTTGCTTGGTGTCCAGTCGCTGATGGTACGAGACGGCAATTGCATCGGTGCGGCCATGGGCAGTATTGCCATTGGTGTAACGCAGTACTTGGTGATCGGCATTATTAGCCATATCGGCGTTGACGGGCTTTTCTCTCTAACAGGTGCAGCGTTTTTGCTGGCGGGCCCAATTGCTATTGTGTGCAGTATTAAGAGCCATCCCAAGCTGGCGGAGTGGCTTAAGGGGAAAGGTCGATGGATGCTCAGATTTTAAAGGTTGCCCGCGAAAAGAGAGGGGTAACACAGGAGGATTTGGCTGAGCTGGCGGGCTGTTCGGATCGCCAAGTGAGGCGTTGGGAGAGTGGCGATAGCGAAATTACTTATAACAGGTTGCGCTCTCTTTGTATCTATACGCTTGGCTTGGAATGGCTGGAGCTGTTGCGGGAGGTTGAGGGTGATAACTCTAAAGCAAACTCGGCAAGCGCTTAGCGGTTGGGGGAAAGTGGCTTTTGAGCAACGCATTGGGGATGGTTTTAGTTCGAAAAGTCCAACAGAAAGGCTAAGGGAGTCCATGCTGTTGGGTTACTGCATTTCCGGTACCGAGCATCAAATTAATCATACTTCAGATGGGGTTTTTATGCCGGAGTGGGCGCAACTGGTTGAGTTGGCGATCCAGCGCCTTTGGCATCCAGAGGAGAGAGTTGTACTTGTTAAGCGCTATTGTCATAACGCCTTTAATGACCGAAAGGAAAAAATGAAGGGTTTGAACCTCGAACATAAGGGGCTTTTATTGAGGGCTGAGGTTGGAGTGATGCGAGAATTAGAGGCGTTGAATTATCAGCCATGAACCGGACATTTTTCTGTCCTGTTCTTACCCTCTTGAATTGATATTATTTTGGCAAGATGACGAAGTTGTCATCAAATCTCTTAGTTTCAACCGCTTGATGAGCTTATTTCATTGAGCGGTTTTTTTTATGTCTGAGTGCTTATGTCTCTAACTCCTGTTCAATCTAATACTGTGGCTATCGCCGTTGCCACTACGGTCATTAGTGCTCTTCTGGTTTGGTGCGGTACCGCATTGCAGTCTAGCCAAGTGGAGCTGGGTAAGCTGCAGGTTCAGGTTGAGCAGTTACGAACTGAGCTTAATGCCGCAGCTTCTACATCTGTCCAAAGAGAGCATCGCTTAACCCGCTTGGAGCGAACAGTTGCAGTTCTGGAGGCCCGGCAATGAGACATCTAAAGCTCACCACTCGCGGCGTTCCGGGTGTTGGCACTTTTGGCGAGCTGACCGAGCAAGGTCAAAAGCTATGTGTCACCGTCGAGCGCGATTGGAATAACAACCTTCCCAATATCTCTTGTGTCCCAGCAGGTGAATATACTCTAAGGCCGCATGTAAGCCCTCGTTACGGTGATTGCCTGGTGATTGAAGCACCAAGCCTAGGCGTGACGGCCACCGGTCCAAGCCAGCGCTCGCATTGCTTAATTCATCCTGCTAATTGGCCTGATCAACTTGAAGGGTGCATTGCGCCCGGGCTTGAGTTCCACCCAGACCGTTGGGGCGTTAAGTCCTCTCGGACTGCCTTTAAGCGGCTGATGGAGACCATTACTGAGCCGGTTAAGCTAACCATTGTTCGACATTAAGGAATAAACCATGCGACTACTAGTTTTTGCTTTCACTCTGATGGCTTGGCCGGCACTTGCTGCAGACGTCACACTGGATACGGTGGTTGATCTTATTACCGTGCTCGGCGGCCTGTTCGGCTCTAAAGGTGCTGCCATAGCTGCCACGATTACTACGGTCTTGCTAGCCCTGTCAGGGCTGTGGAGTCAGATTCGACCATCGATCCCAAACGATTGGATGGCTAAGCTGCATCCGTGGTTATTGTGGTTTTTTGATGATGTGCTTGGCGGCAACCGTGGTTCAGCGGCCAATGATTCTGTAACTGGGCCACAGGCCATCAAGCAGCGGTCATTGGAGTGAGAGGTTTTGAACTGTTCGTTCGGCTGGTTACTGCCATTCTTCGTATCGTCAATCGAGGCAAGTCGAAGCGCTATCAGGATGATCCTGCTCGCGCTATTGCTGGGGACGATGGTAGCGTGCAGCAGTCTCAGCAGACCTTCTCCGAGTTGGCCAAGCAATCTCGAAGTGATCGAGTTAAGTGACGGTGGCATCTGCCTTAGCCCTGAATCTGCCCGCCGACTCGCTGAACTAAGGGCTCAGTTGGAGGAAATATAGAAAGGAGCTAGCCATGGCAACCGTTGCGTATTACGGCAAAGTAAGCGTCGAGCACAACATTGCCGAGGTTGCCAGCACCTTAACTGATCTTCAGCGCAAGAGCATTCCTAAAGCCACTCGCCAAGGGCTTAATCGAGCAATCACTTCAACTCGAGGTACTGCAGTAAAGATCATCAGTGAGGAGACGGGCATCAAGCAAAAGGATGTTCGTGCCGAGTTGAGGGTTAGCAAAGCCACGTCTAAGCAAAAGACGCCATCGGCAGAGATTAAGGTATACCGGCGCACTAAAGCTATTAACCTCATTGAGTTTGTTACCCCAAACCGCCGGAAGCCGAGTGGAGGCAAGGGCAAACCACAGTACTTTCGCCGCCGCCTTAAGCGTCGAACCCGAAAGGGAGGTCGCAGCCGCCAGGTGGCAGGTCCATATCGGCATGAAGGTGTTGAGGCTAAGGCTTGGCGCAATAACAAAACTTACCGTGGTGCATTCGTAGTGCGCACCTCACAAGGCGTAATCGTCGCAAAGCGAAGCGGCAAGCGGCGTGGGCACCTGAGCATGGTGTCAGGACCGAGCGTTAAAGCCACCATGGTTCAGCCTCATATCAATGAGGCGATGAAGCGGCATGCAAAGCCTCGGTTTATCACTGAGTTTGGGCGCGCTTTAGATAATGACTTGAGGCGCAGAGGCTTGCTGTGAGTGGGTTTTCGGGTCCTTTTGACCCCCTCCCCCCTTGTCGTGGGGGCGCGGCATCGCGGAGTTTGAGAAATTATTGGGCTCTAGGTGATCCACCGCTGGTGCCCTAGATCCTTTATGGGTGTAAGGATCCCGACCTGTGCAACCTGTGCATTTTGATCCGCCCTCCGATCTTTTTACCCCCTTCGTTTATGTGACCGGTCACAGAGGTTTTGATGACAAAAGTGGTGACTCCAGAGATGGCCACTGCTTTGTGGTCGCAGTCTCAGCTTGCGACAGCATTTGGTTTAGATAGGCGCACGGTTGCCAAACGTTTAAAGCCAGCGCCTGTCGCTGATGTAGTACGTGGCGGAAAGGTTTATACATTGGCTGTGGCCGCCAAAGCGGTTTTGATGTCGATGGCTGACCCAGGTGATTTGCATGACCCAGCAAAGATGGAGCCGGGTGACCGATTAAGCTGGTTTAAGTCTGAGCGAGAGCGTTTGCTGTTTGAGCAAGAGGTGCGCGAGTTGGTGCTCGATGCTGAGCATCGTGCTGAATGCGCTCTGATTATTAAAACGTGCGTGTTGATGCTGGAGACGTTGCCTGATGTTTTAGAGCGTGACTGTGGTTTGCCGCCAAAAGCGGTTGCTGCTGTAGAGGCTCGAATTGATGGTATTCGAAACGACCTAGCTGAGAAGTTGATTGAGGCGGCACCCGATGATGCAGATTGAGTATGCCAATGCATCGCAGGGCAGAATTGACGCTGCAGAGCTTATGCGTGCGCCGAGTCGGATTTCGGTCGTTGATGGAATCCAAAAGGTGATGCGGGTACCAAAAGGTGCGGGCGCTACAGATGAGTGGGATCCGACACTAACCGGTTACATGGTCGAACCGATTAACTGTTTGGCCAGTCGTGAATATGACGCCGTGATTTTTGTAGGCCCTGCTCGAACGGGCAAAACTATCGGTCTAGTCGATGGTGCGATTTGCTACGTGATCACTCACAACCCGGGTGACATGCTGCTGGTGCACTTAACAGAAGCGAAAGCCAGAGAGCATAGCCGCCGTCGTCTTGATCCTACATTTCGGCTTTCACCGTTGGTGAAAGAGTGTCTGAGCCCTAGTCGGCACGACAACAACGTCCACGACAAGATTTTCAAAAGCGGTGCCTACCTCAAGGTTGGACATCCCAGCCCAAACTCGCTGGCGTCGTCTGACTTTAAATGGGTATTCCTGACTGATTACGATCGATGGCCGCTAGATATTGGCGGTGAGGGCAGTGGCTTTGGCCAAGCATCCAAACGAACCACCACCTATATGTCTGCAGGCATGACAATGGCGGAAAGCTCGCCGGGTCATGATGTTATTGATCCTCGCTGGCGACCATCACCTGGTAGCCATGAAGGACCACCCTGTGACGGCATTATGGCACTATACAACCAAGGTGATCGCCGCCGCTTGTATTGGCCCTGTCCGAATTGCGGTGAGTACTTCCAGCCAATCCAAGAAACATTGAAATGGCCGGATGAGCCGGATGCAGTGAAAGCCTCCGAGGCTGCAAGAGTGCATTGCGCTCATTGCGATAAAGAGGTAACGCCAAAGCAAAAGCGTCTACTTAATCACCCTGATGTCTGCGCTTGGCTTCGAGAAGGAGAAACCATTGGTCGAGCAATTTGGCGACCGACTGATAATCCGGATCAATTGCAATTGGCTCAAGCGGGAGAACGTGGTGGTACGCCAAGAAAAAGTCGGTTTGCGACCTTTTGGATGGAAGGGCCTGCGGCAGCTTACCAGACATGGGAGAAGTTGGCGTTTAACCTGATTAACGGTGAACTGCAGTACGAGATCACTGGCAGTCAGGAAACTTTGAAAACCACCATCAACACCGACATGGGGCGCCCATACATTAACCGAGTGTCGCAGCAGCAACTCGATGCCGAGGCGCTGGCTGAACGTGCTGAGCCATTACCTAAGCGAGAAGTACCTGAGTGGGTGCGCTTTATTGGAGCTGGTGTCGATGTTCAGGGTGGCGTCAATCGCCGCTTTGTGGTGCAGATGGTGGGTTATGGTGCTCACGGCGAGCGGGTATTGATTGATCGCTACAACCTTCGTTATTCGCCACATCGTACCGAAACCGACAAAACCACTGGAGAGATCAAGCCTAAACGCATTGAGCCAGGAGCTTATCCAGAAGATTGGGACATCTTAGAAACCGATGTGATGGATAAAACCTACCCAATCACTAATCGGGATGGTTGGCGAATGCCGGTCCGGTTTACTTGTTGTGATCACGGTGGTGAAGCAGGCGTATCGGATAATGCTTATGCCTTTTGGCGCAAGATGCGCCGTAAAGGGCGCGCTAAGCAGTTGGATCTGGTTAAAGGTAATGGCAGCCAGTTAAAGCTCTTTGTAGAGAGTTACCCTGATAACACCGCTAACAATCGCCGGAAGGCTAAGGCTAAGGGTGATGTACCGCTGTATTTGCTTGGCAGTGATGAACTTAAAGACCGCCTGCATGCTGCATTAACTCGAAGTGAACCTGGTCCCAATTACATCCATCACCCTGATTGGCTTGGCGGCTGGTTTTATAACGAATTGGTAGCGGAAGCCAAGGGCACTGATGGCAAGTGGCGAGAGGTCAGTTCTAAAGCGCCCAACGAGGCGATCGACTGTTATTGCTATATCCACGTCGGTGCTGTTCGTCGGGGGTATGAAAAGGTCGATTGGTTAAATCCGCCGGCGTGGTGCAAGCCGATAGATGACAACCCCAATGTATTCCATCCCGATGAGCGACCCGAATTCGCTAGCGCCGAGGTGGAATCAACTCCAACCCAGCCTGAACTCGCGCCGGAAGTCGATGATGATGCCGGTGATTACCTAGCAGGCATTGATCAAAACGGATGGCTGAGCTGATGGCATCACTAACTGAAATTGAGGCGATGATCGCCTTATACACCAATGCCGAGCGTGAAGTGCTGGAGGGTAAAAGCGTTAGCTTTGGTGGCCGCACATTGACGATGGAGAGTTTGGGCGAGATTCGAGCTGGCCGCAAAGAGTGGGAGCGGAAGAAGTTTCGCAGCCAGCCCGGTGGCAATAGTCCGGCGCAAGCGACGTTTGAATAAGGAGCGCCGATGAACTGGTTAGAACGAGCCATTGAGGTGGTGTCGCCAAGCTGGGCTGCGGGTCGAGCCGCTAACCGCTTGCAGATTAAAGGCTTTGAGGCAGCGATGCCTTCGGTGCACCACAAAGCAAAGCGTGAAGGTCGCAGTATGAATGATGCTATCGGCTTTGCTGGGGCGTCGATTCGAGAGCAAGCCCGCTGGCTGGATGAAAATCATGATTTGGTGATCGGGCTGCTGGATAAGATGGAGGAGCGAGTGGTGGGTGCTAAAGGCATCCAGATTGAGCCCAATCCGTTGTCAGTTTCCGGTGAACGCCATGAGAAGTTGGCAAAAGAGATCCGTCGGCGCTGGGCTGCTCGGTCATTAAAGCCTGAAGTGACGGGGCGTTTTACTCGACCACAAATGGAGCGCTTAGTGGCGCGCCACTGGTTGCGTGATGGCGAGATGTTTGGTCAGCAGGTTCTGGGCATCGTGCCGGGTTTAAACCATCCCTCAGGCGGTGCCTATTCAATCGAGCTGTTGCCTGCCGAATTTGTGCCCATTGATGCCACCGGCGAATTTGAAGGTCAACGGCTAAAGCAAGGGTGCTTGCTTAACAGCTGGAATCAAATTACTGGTTATCGGGTGTATAAAATGCACCCTCGTGAATATTTTAGTCGTGAGATGAAGACCATCCCTGCGGTCAATATGCTGCACTTAGCGCTGCGACGAAACACCAACGCGCTGCGTGGCATGTCGCTGCTGCACGGGGTCATCAAGCGTCTGTCGGATCTCAAGGATTACGAGGATAGTGAGCGAATTGCAGCTCGGATTGCGGCGGCGCTGGCGTTTTACATCAAACGGGGCGACACATCTGAATACGACACTGGTTCTTACGACAAGGCTGCTAAGAAGCGGCAGATTAAATTCGCCCCCGGCATGACATTCGATGACCTCGCACCCGGTGAGGATGTGGGAATGATTGAGTCCAATCGGCCCAACACCCACTTAAGCGAGTTTCGTAATGGTCAATTGCGTGCTGTGGCTTCTGGTAGTCGCTCGGGGTATTCGTCTATTGCCCGAGAGTACAAGGGCAGTTATTCATCGCAGCGCCAAGAGCTTGTTGAAACCAATGAGGGGTACGCCGTTTTTCAGGACGAGTTTGTGGCCCAGTGGTCACGACCTGATTATCGTACCTGGCTCAAGATGGAGCAGCTGCACCCGACTGACCCATTGGTGCTACCGCCTGAGCTTGATCTTAAGACGTTGTTTGATGCCACCTACTACGGACCTGTGATGCCGTGGATTGATCCCGCCAAGGAGTCTCAGGCTTGGAAGATGGGCATTCGCGGTGGCGGTGCCACCCAAGCCGAGTGGATTAGAGCGCGCGGCGGTAACCCTGACGAGGTGAAAGCGCAGCGTAAGGCTGAGGTTGAGTGGAATAACGACAACGATCTGGTATTCGACACCGACGCGGGCAAGGTCTCCAACGCGGGTGTTTCCCATAGTACCTCACCGCTCGATTCTGAAACTCAACAGGAGTAACCATGAAACAAACCTTGTTGGCCTCGGCAGTGATGTCGGGGCTTTTTTGTATGCCTCAAGCCTCGACGCAAGTCAGCCAGATGGCAGAAACCTGGTACCAGATTAAAGCCAGTGGAAATGATTCTGCCGAAATTTTGATTTACGACGAAATTGGCGGATGGGGTGTCAGCGCCCGTAGCTTTGCTCGCGACATTAAAGAGTTGGGTAAGGTGACTAACATCACCGTTCGCATCCATTCCGGTGGCGGTGATGTGTTTGAAGGTATGGCGATTTACAACCTGCTTAAACAACATCCAGCTAACGTCACCGTGTATATCGATGGTTTGGCAGCTTCGATGGCGTCGGTGATTGCTATGGCGGGCGACACCATCATCATGCCGTCAAACACCATGATGATGGTGCATAAGCCTTGGGGTATTCAGGGTGGTGATGCCGAGGATATGCGCCGTTATGCCGATCTGCTGGATAAGGTTGAGGGTGCATTGATTAGCGCTTATCTCGACAAGACCGGTATTGATGAAACTGAGTTACAAGCTTTGTTGGCCGAGGAAACTTGGTTGACGGGTAGTGAAGCCGTTGAAAAAGGCTTTGCTGATCAACTGGTCGAACCGCTGCAGGCGGCGGCCTCTCTTACCTCCAATCGTTTACAGGAGTTTGAAAACATGCCTAAGGCTGTTCAAGAACTGATGCGCCCGCAAGGGAATGCAAACCCAACCCCGCCTGCCAATCCTCAAGGCGGTCAGAATCAACCAGAGGCACCCGCCGCTGCTCCACAACCCCCAGCTTCAGGCATGAGTTTGGCGCAGTTCCAAGCACAGGAAACTGAACGTAAAGATAGCATTAAATCGCTGTTTGCTAACTTTGGTGGCGATCGAGCCACGGCCTTAGCTGAGGTTCAGCAAACTTGTCTGGATGACATGAGCATTGATGCTGCAGCAGCTAAAGATCTGATCTTGGCAGCTCTTGGCAAGGAGACGACGCCATCTTCTGGCGGTGAACAGATTTACGCTGGTAACGGCAATCTGGTGGGCGACAGCGTGCGCGCATCCTTGATGGCTCGCACGGGTCACGAAGATGCCCAAGCGGATAACGCTTATAACCACATGACACTACGAGAGCTAGCTCGAGCCTCGCTGACTGAGCGCGGTGTCGGGGTGGCGGCGGCCAACCCACTGCAGATGGTGGGCTTGGCGTTTACTCATTCCAGCTCTGATTTTGGCAATATCTTGTTGGATGTCGCCCATAAATCGCTGCTAATGGGCTGGGAGGATGCCGACGAAACCTTTGAACAATGGACAAAGAAAGGTCAGCTATCCGACTTCAAACCTGCCAAGCGTGTTGGTATGGATGCATTCCCTGCACTTCGCCAGGTACGAGAAGGTGCAGAATACAAATACGTGACAGTCGGCGACCGTGGTGAAAAAATTGCTCTGGCCACCTACGGCGAGCTGTTTTCCATTACCCGCCAAGCCATCATTAATGATGACCTGAGCGTGCTGATGGGTGTGCCAGAGGCTATGGGTCGCGCCGCCAAGGCGACCATCGGTGATCTGGTGTATGCGGTGCTGACCAGCAATCCTAAGCTGAGTGATGGCAAACCGCTGTTCCATGCTGAACATGGCAACCTGATTTCTGGCGCACCAGATGTGGGTAACTTGAGCAAGGGTAAAGCCAAGATGCGCCGTCAAAAGCTGGGTGAGCGTAACCTTAATATTCGCCCAGCGTTTGCACTGGCACCAGTGGCACTTGAGGACACTATCAAGCAGGTCATCGCCAGCCAATCGGTGGCAGGCACTGAAACCAACAGCGGTGTGGCCAACCCGATTCGTAACATGGCGGAGGTCATCGGCGAACCACGTTTGGATGATGACAGTGCAACTGCATGGTATCTAACCGCCGCCCAAGGTCGTGACACCATTGAGGTGGCTTACTTTAACGGCATCGAGACCCCATTCATCGATCAGATGGAAGGTTTTACTACTGATGGTGTGGCTACCAAGGTCCGCATCGACGCTGGTGTGGCACCGCTTGATCACCGTGGCTTGCTTAAGTCCTCTGGTTAATTTTGACTTGGTACCTGGTCGCCTGATGGCGGCCTAACTGTTTGAGTGTTTCTATAAGGAATCCATGATGAAAAATTACAATGGTGCAGGCGATCAGCTTGAGCTAATCGCTCCCGCTGATGGCGTGATCGCTGGCAAGCCGGTGTTGATTGGCGCGTTGGTGGTTATCCCGATGACTACGGCCGCCTCAAGCGAGCCCTTTATCGGGTATCGATGTGGCGAGTACACCGTGCCCGTGGCTTTGACCGGCGCAGTCACCCAAGGTGCTAAAGCCTATCTTAAATCTGATGGCTCGGCCATTACCGGAACCGCTTCCGGTAATACTTTGGTCGGGGCGTTCTTGGCGGATTTGGCGAGCGATGCCGCTGACGGTTTGGTGCTGTTTACCGGCCAGATCGCATAATGGGTTTTGGCAATGTAAAAGCCCGGCTTGATAGCCGGGTATTTGCCCAATTGGGGGATGCGTTAAGCATCAACGGTCAACCAGTGGCTGGCGTCATCGAAGATAGCGTAATCGACCTAGGAGACGCTGAGCAATTGGCGTTGGTGCTTAAAGTGCCCAAAGCCTTGGCGGTCGGCATCACTCGTGGCACGCTGGTCAAAGACGGCACCGCCTCTTACAAGGTGGCCGAGTTGTTGACCCCTCAAGATGGCCTAGCGTGGTTTGAGCTTAAGGAGGCCTGATGGCAAAGCATATTACACAAGCAGTGCTCGATGCTGCTCATGCCAAGTGGTCTGAGTGTGCTGATTTGGCGTCAGTAACTCCGTTTCGTAACCGTGTTAAACCGATTCAGTCGGATCAGTTGCCCGCCATTATCCAGCGGATGGGGAGCGATAAGGCGCTTACCGATACCTTGCGGATGCAGACTTGGTCGCTGCAGCTGGAGCTGGTGATGTGTGTCGATGCTGACACTATTGCCGACATCGACGCCGAACTGCTGAAACTGCGGCTGGCATTAACCCAAGCGCTGCTTGATGGTAGTAATCTTGGCTTGCCGTATGTCATCGACGTCAGCTTGACGGAGCAAGATCGCATTGATGCCGATGACTCTGGTATATACGCCATTGGTCAGGTGCCGCTGTGGTTTGAGATCCAATATCGAGTCGCCGACCCCACCAACCCCATCGCCCCCGAATAACCCTTTTTAACTTGAGATAGGAAACCTGTATGGCCACCCCTAAAACCAAGGGCGGTCAGGCTTCGCCTGCGCCTAAGAAAGTCATGTGGAAGGCTCGCAGTGGCGGCCTGCCGGAGACCAAACCGAAACAGAAGGAGCAGCGCTGATGCTGGTCAAACGTGAATTAATTTTGCTGGGCCTGCAAGCGGCTCTCGGTAACCCGGTCACACTGGACCCAGCTCAAGATGCGATCTTGGTGGAGTCTTTAAATGTTACCCCGACTAACCAGCGGATGGTTGAGCGCTCGGTGATTAAGCCGACACTCGGCAAGGAAGCGTCGGTATTTGCGGGTTGTCTGTGGCAAGTGACGTTTACTGCTGAACTTAAAGGTAGCGGCACCGCTGGTGTTGCTCCGGAGATTGGCAAGGCGCTGCAGGCCTGTGGTTTAAGTGAAACCGTGGTGGCCAACACTTCGGCGACCTACCAACCGGCCTCGGACAACTTGGCGTTGGCTACTATCGAATGTTATCAGGATGGTAACCTAATTAAGCTGCAGGACGTGCGTGGTACCGTCAGCTTTGACTTTACGGCGGGGGCGTACGGCAAAGCCAGTTTCACGTTGACCGGTCATCAAGGTGGTGACCTTACGGCAGCGGCATTACCTAACGCTAGTTACGACAGTACTGTGCCAGTGCCACTGATTGGTTTGAGTACCTTGTCGGTGGGCGGCTTTGATGCCGAGATCAACCAGTTGACGCTGGATGTGGCTAATGAAGTGGTTACTCCTTCGTCTATCCGCAGTGCCAACGGTTACGGCGAGGTGCGCATCGCCAGTCGTGATCCTAATGGCTCTATTGACCCAGAGGATACGGTGGTGACCACCAAGAACTGGGTAAAGGAGTGGCAGGACGGCACCACGCTTTCTATTACTACTGGCACCGTGGGTGGTGTTGATGGCAATAAGTTTGCCTTAACACTTCCCAAATGCACCTGGCGAGATGCTCAGCCGGGTGACCGTGATGGTGTGCGCACCAAAGCGATGACTTTTGGGGCGGCGGAAACGTCCGGTGACGATCAGTTTACCTTGGTGTTTACCTAAAACTGTTTCCGCAGTATCGGCATACCCTTGCCTCGGTTTTGATGCGTTCTGCGCAGTCGGGGCAAGTCTTCATGCTTGAGCCCATAACCGCCCATATAAGGCTGGCCAGCCACCCAACGATAGTCCAACCCAGCAAAACATTAATAAGCATGATTAATCGAAAGCGTTCATGACCGCCTTTGGCGGCCAGAATGCTGGGCAAAAAATACAATAATGACGCCACCAGAATCATGGCGGGCGCTATTAACAGATCCATGTGATCTCCTCCTTATTTCAGCACAGGATACCCCAATGAGTGCGACCGCTAAATGGATCGATCTCGAATCTTTGCCAGATACTCAATTTCAGGTAACGGCACTGTCTCAGCGCATTTTAATGCAGGTCGAAATGGCCATGACCCGTCGAGGTCCCCAACTAGCGCTGACCTTTGATGGCATTGATTTGTTGCTTCGCCACGGCTTAGTGGATTGGGAGGGCATCAAGGATAAGGATGGCTATCCGGTGCGCTTTGTCTCCGGCAAGGTATGGCACCTCCTCGAAAGCTACGTTCACCGAAAGCATTGGGCAGAGCTGGCCACTAAGGTTTATGAACACTCAATGCTCACCGAGGCCGACGAAAAAAACTACTGATGGCGGTGGAGGTGGCTCGCAATCCAAAGCAATTTGATTGTGACCGCTGCCCTCATCGCCATTGCAGTGAAGAAAAAGCGGCTCAGTTCGATGTGTGGGTTATCACCTTGGGTGGCTTCGAGCATCGAATGAGGGTGTGCCCTAAACCTCAGATCACTGCTGCAACGCAGCAACTATTGTCACTATTTGGCGATTACCGGCAGGGCTATTTGCTCAATGCCGGTGGCCTTAATGAGCAGCCCTTTCGTTACCTTCAGGCCATGCGCCTAATTGACTCTACGGTTAAATCAAATGAGCAATAAAGCTGAATTTATCTTGTCAGCCAAAGACATGAGTGGTTCTGCGTTTTCGTCAATGAATCGCAACCTAAACGATTTGGACCGTCAGTCTCTCAATACTAGCTCTTCACTATCGAAACTCGACCTTGGTTTTGCTTCGTTGGGATCGAGCATTGCCGCAGGCGCAGCCGCCATTGCTGCTGCTATTCCAATGATGTCTCAATATGGTCGAGAAATTTCATTGTCTGCCCAGATGGCCAATATGGGAACTGATGAGTTTCAGCAATGGGCATACGCCACCGATACCGTTGGCATCCGTATGGATAAGCTGGCTGACATCAGCAAGGACGTTACCGACAAACTGGGTGACTACATTGCCACCGGCGGTGGTGAGTTCGCTGACTTTTTTGAAAAAGTGGCACCACTGGTTGGTGTTACTGCAGATGAGTTGGCGAGGTTATCGGGGCCTGAAGCGCTGCAGGCGATTAAGAACGCCATGGACGATGCCAACGTTAGCGCATCCGAACAAGTGTTTTATTTTGAAGCAATCGCTAATGATGCTTCTTTGCTGATCCCCATTCTGGCCGACAACGGTCGGGAAGTTCGAAAGCTACAGGCTGAGTTTGATGAGCTCAATCTAGCTGTAACCGAAGAGGAACTTGAGAAGCTGAATCGGATGGCATCCGATCTTTCTCGGGTTTGGACTGCCGCCAAGAATACGGCTGCCGTTGCAGTGTCTGCGCAAGAGGAAGAGTTAGAGGGCTTTGCTGATAAAGCGGTAGCGAGCTTTAGTGCAGCATCTCAGTCGTTTCGGGCTTGGCAGGACTTGGCTGAGGAAGACAGCTTTATTGGCCGGATGTGGGACATTGCGGCCAATGGATTGTTGGATAGCCGAGTGATGAAGGAGTACGGAGAGCAAGTTGGCTTGGATGCCAAAGAGGCTGGCGAGACCGCCGCCTTTGAGTTCAATGCGGGCTTTCTGGCTAAGGCATTAAATCCGTCCATCAATATTCCTACTGGCGGTGACGATGTTCAGGTGCCTTATGCGCCTAAAGTTGGCCCGGCACCTTTGTCTGACCAAGAATTAAAAGAGCAGCAGCAATTGTTAGCCCAGCTGGAAGCATCGATGGACAGGGCCGCTTTGATGGGACTGGATGCCACTCAGCGAATTGTCGTTGGTTACGACCAGCAGATGCAGAAGCTTGATGAATATGCAGCTGAACACCCTTTGTTGATCGCAAAGATTAACGAAGCTCGAGATGAAATTACTCAGCACTATTACGCCGCATTAGAAGCTGAAGCCAAAAAGCGCCAAGAGTCTCAACAGGATGAGCTTGAAAGTTATCGCCGTACTCACATGAGTCAGACGGAGTTGCTGCAAGTAGCGCTGGATGAGCGGGTTGCTAAGTTAGATGAGTTTCGGGCTAATGATCTCATCAACGAGGTGGAATACACCAATGAAAAGCTTAAGGCTGAGCAAGATTATAACGATGCGTTAGCCAAGCTACAGGAAAAGCGTGTTGAAGATAATCGCTCTTATCTTGAGCAAATGCGTGATGAGCTTAAAAAGTCCACCGATGGTTTTGATGCGGTATGGGATCAAAGCCTTGACCGCTTGGCCAGTGGATTTGGAGAGGTAGCACAAACTGCAGTCTTTGATTCCGACAACATTGGTGATGCCTTTGCCGGTATGTTTGAGGGCATGGCTCGAAGCATGGTGGGCTTCTTTGCTGAATGGGCGGCTCAACGGATGTTGCTATGGGTACTGGAGCAAACTTTAGGTAAGGCTACCGCCACTGGTTATGTGGCGCAGGTAGCTGGTCAAGGCGCAGCTCAAACGCAGCTTTGGGCAATCAATGCCGCTTCTTCAGTTGCTGCCATTCCTTATGTTGGGGCCTTTATGGCACCTGGTGCTGCATTGGCGGCCGAGGCTGCCGGTGGTGCGATGACCGCAGCGGCCACGGCTGCAGCGGCGAGCTCTTTAGTCGGTATGGCGCATGATGGAATTGATCGAGTTCCTCAAGAGGGCACCTGGTTGCTGAACACCAACGAGCGGGTTCTCAATCAGCAAAGTGCCGATCAAATGGACAGCATTGCGCAATATGTTCAGCAGCAAATCTTACTGCCGCCTCCTGCTCAGTCGATTGTGCAGCCTCAAATCAGCAGCGGTGACAACGTCACCATTCAGGCGCTAGACAGCAAATCCTTTAATGAGTTTGCCAGTCGCAACAATCGCACCTTTGCAAAACAAACCGCTCGTGCTCGCCGTAACCAAGCCAAAAAGCCACTGTAAGGATTAACCCATGGATCGTTTTCCAGAGTCGCTGGATATTGAGTCGTTGTCGCCGGAGACGGTGCAGCGCATCGTCCAGAGCGAGAGTAAGGGCGGCCAACTCCATCAGCGCCGAGGGCTGGCGCATGGCTTGCTGGTGACCATTGGTTTATCCAGTGCTACTAACATGGCCGAGCGAGCTCAGGCGCTGTGGTTTTTAGAAACCCACCAAGCGCAGCGATTTGAGTTGGTGGTGCCGATGGAGTCCGACCCCAAGGGTTCGGCCCCGAACGGCGCTGCTGTGGCGACGAACGCCGCCAAAGGCGCGCGTCAGATTGCCTTGAGCGGCTATGCCGCTAACGACGCCAACGCCGTGGCCGTTCGAGATCCAATTTTGTTTCAGAGCCACGCCAAGGTGTACCGACTGGGTCCCGCTCAGAGCAACGGCAGTGGCCAAGTGGTCTGCGATATTCACCCGCCACTTAGGCAGAATGTTGTTGCTGGTGAAGTGGTGACGCTGTCGAACGTGCCTTTTACTGGCCGCCTAGTGCCTGGAACGATTGATGCCGACATCAGTGGTCATTTAAACCCCCTCAGTTTCGAATTTCGTGAGGATGCCTAATGCGTCAATACCTTTATCCTAATGGCGCGGTAAATGACGTTGAGTCAGTGTGCGCCAATGCGCTGCTGTTTGCCATTGAGCTGCCTGATGGCACGCTGTATCTAACCGATTCGCCGGTTGATGTGGTTTATGGTGGCCAAACCTATCTGGCCAGTGGCTATTTGTTGGGGGCTCCGTCGCTGTCGCCTACGGTCGATGAGCCGATTGATGACATCGATTTGGCGTTGTCGGCTGTGGACCTGCAGCTGCTATCGCTCATTGGTGACAGCTACCATAATGCGCCAGTGATCGTGCATCGCATCTGGCAGCATGATGACTACTCCATTGCAGCGGTTGATCGTGCCGTGTGGTCAGGCATCGTCAACAATTACACCGACAGCGAAACCGCCACCAGTCATGAGCTGACTTTAAACCTCACCAACGAGCTGGCCACTTTTGCCGGTGCCCACGGCCTGCAGTTGACCGTGGATGCGCATCAGCGCCTACACCCTGCCGATACCGGCATGCGCCATGCATTGGTGGTTGATACGCCTGAAGGGGAGTGGGGCCACGAAGATCGCCGCCAAGATGGTGGACTGACGGGTGCAGACATCTACACCCCTGGCGTGTCGGTGGATCTTAACTTAGATACCACCGCCAAACGTGCGCCGCTGGTGTTTGGTCGTCAGTTGATTGAGCCGATCACCGTGATGCGTCAGATCACCGGTCAAGATGACCGTTATCTGGCGTCTATTGATCTTATTGCGGCCGGTCGCATCAAAGGCATCGTCAGCCGGTTTATCGATGGCGTGGATTTGCTCACCGCTGAGGGCCGTGATTATTTTGGCGTCGGCCAAACCGGCAACGGCAAACCTTACATCACGCACTGGGATGAGCGTTTGGCCGATGATGCCAGTGCTTATCCTTGGTTGCTGAACTATCCTGCTGGCGTGCAGTATCCGGGCAAGTCCGACAGTTACCCTGACTTTGTGGCGACGGATGAATTTGCGGGCCTGACAACGGCGCTGACGGTGCACCGCAACCACGTAGATGCGCCGTGGTCGGGACAACCGACGCGCACCTACGTGGTCGATGGTGCACTGGTTTGGGATCCTCGTGATTCTAAGCAGTCAGCCACCAATCCGGGCAGCTGGCAGTGGTCCTCAAACCCGGCACTGTGTGCGCTGCATTTTATGCGCCTACCTAAAGCGCTGGGCGGCATGGGGCTGGCTGAAGAACGCCTGCTCATTGACGAGATGATGGTTGAAGCCAATTGGATTGATGCCACCAAGGAGGTTGGTGGCGACGGCCTTGAGCGTCCAGTGATGACCTGTAACCTAGTGCTCGACACCAGCCAACCGGTGATGGACAACTTAACCGCCATCTTAGCCACCTGCCGTGGTCGCCTAGTGCGTCGTGGCGGTCAGTTTGGCTTTGCCATTGACCGCGAGCGCAGTTCGGTGCTGCATCTGGACGAAAACGACTTTGCCGAGATTGAGTTTAGCGCTCCTGATGTCGATGACCGCTACAATCAAGTGTCGGTTGAGTACCTAGACGCATCCAATAACTACGTCACCAACACTGCCAGTTGGCCTACACTGGGCTCAGCAGATTATGCCGAGTATCTGAGCGCTGATCGCAGTGTCGAAAACCACCACAGCGAAACCGCCCACGGCATCGATAACCATGACGAAGCGCTGCAATTGGCTGAGGTGCTGTGCCGCCGCAGTCGTAGCGCCGCTACCGGAACGCTGTCGGATGTCTCGCCGAAATGCGCCCGCCTCGAGGTGGGTGATGTATTTACTTTGGACGACGCCGATCGTGGCTGGGTGGGTAAACTGCTGGAGGTGGTGACGGTCACCATAGATGGCAGTGCCGATGCGTTTAAGGTGTCGCTTGAGTTTGTGGTGTATGACTCCAGTGAGTTTGCTTGGAGTGATAAGCCGCTACAGCCGCCGCCGCCGAACTACGGCAAGCGGCCAGTTAAATCGGTACCATCGGTCACCAATATTGAGTATGTGGGACCGACTGATCTGCAGCCGCAAGGGCGGGTGACGTGGGATCACGACAGTGACGACTACGGCTGGACCGATCACTACAACGTCAGCATCAGCAAAAACGGCACTCAGGTGGCCTCGGGCACCAGTCCCGATGGCGATTATCCCGTGCCGACGCTCGATGCCGGTGATTACCTGATCACCGTGGTGCGTGTCACTACCTTGGGCAAGTCCTCCGTACCGGCCAGTCTGTCGTTTACCTTGGCGCTGCCGTCGGTACCGGTCATTGGCCCCGATGATCTCGATATTGGAAACAGCTCAGTCGGTGTCACCCCGCAGCTGTCGGGGTTGGCGTATCATACCGAGTTTGAGTTTGCCATTCGTGGTCGTAGTCAAACGGAACCGCTCAGAATTAAGGGCCGCACTCGCGGTACCTTCATTTTTGCCGGGCTGGCTCCTGAGGTTGAGTGGTTCTTTGCCGTTCGCGCGGTTAATCCGCTGGGCGTCAGTGCATGGGTGGAAGTGAGCGCTACCACGACAGCCATTGATCCTGCGTTGTTGGACTCCATCGGTGAGGAGATCAACAAGCAGGTCGGGGACATGGACGATCGCCTTTCTGATGGCGCGCTATCTGGCATCAAGGACATCATCGAGCGCAATAAGAAACAGCTCAGTGATTCCAAACAGCTGTATAACTTTGAAGATGGTGTAATTGAGGGGTTGCGCCAGGAGTACACCGCGGAGTTTGCTGCATCAAAAGCGTACCTCGAGCAAACTTACATGACCTCTGCTGACACGACTCATGCGCTTGCGTTGTCTGAGCAGCGCATGAGCGCAGAGGTCGGTGAGGTTTATAGCCACTTGGGTCAGCAGTACCTGACAGCTGCCAGCACTGAATCTGCAATTTCAACCGCGATTGATGAGTTTACTGTCACTGGCGCGCATGGTGGCACTGCCACGCTAGAGCAGATGGCGGCAGCAGTGTGGTCAGCGGATGGAAACAGCTTTGAAACCCAATGGTCAGTAAAGTCGGATGTTAATGGATTGAAAGGTGGTGTCGGGTTTTACAACAACGGCACTAAAACTGAATTTCTTATCGATGCTGATGTGTTTGCGGTGCTTGCTCGCGGCGCGGACACCGAGATGTTTAACCCACTGGTGGTCGCCAATGGTCAGGTTTACATGCGTGATGTGCTGATGGACTTTGCGCAGGTCGTCAATCTCGATGTGCGCCGTCTCGATGCGCTCAACATTAAGACCAACAACCTGGAGGTCAGCAAAGACGTGACCGTTGGCGGCACCTCAGGCAGTTACGCCGCCATTCGTGGCAGCGTCAGCGGTCGTGATGAACTGGTGTTTGTTGCGGGGCATACCAACGCGGCCACGTTTGCAGACTGGCGTTGGGGCGTGGACTCCAATGGCCGCATGGTGATGCGCGATGGCTACGGTGATTATGTGCTCGATTTTAATCCGGCCAGTGGCAAGTTTGAGTTAAGCGCCACCTTGCAATCGTCGGTGATCAAGGCATCGGTGCTGGATCTGGACTCCACCCGGATTGCTGCCGATGGCGACCGCACTGCCACCTTTGCCATTAGCCAAGTGGATTTGATTGGGACGCCGGGCGAGACCTACAGCTCGCTGAGTTTGACGTTGCCAATCTTGCATTCGCCCAGCTACGGTGCGGGCTTTATGGCCACTCGCTTTAGTCAATTCAAGCAAGACGTGTTGATTGATGCGCTGCTCACCGGCGACAAAGGCTTTGAAACCTTAAAGCTGCAGGTGCAGTACAACGGCGGCGCGTGGCAGACCATCAAAGAGGTCACGCGGGATCTGAGCTATCACGGCACCCTGCGCCTGGTGTGCCGGTACACCACCTTGACGTCGTGGAGCTTTATTCGCTTCCGAGGCGTCACCAACCAAGACCATTCCGAACAGCTGAGTATCCGGCTGGACGTCAACAACTGCATTGAGACAGCCAACTCGGCTGGCTCAGTTTCATAAGGAAACCACATGGCAACCACCGACACCGAGGTGATCCTGCAGGAGCTGCGGGCGATGATTGGCGGCTGGACGGCCAACACCGATCAGCTTAAGGATTGGTTGGGCGGACCCGACCGTGACAACGACACCACCCCGCCTGAGGGGAACGCTGCGCTGAAAGGCTTTCGGCCTCTGACCGATGCCGCAGGCAACACCTATCACGTCATGACCCCGGCGGAGATGGAGCGATTCTCGAATGAGAATGCCAGCAAAGTCGATGACGTAGCGCAGTGGCACAGTGAGCTGGTGCCACTGGTGCCGGTGATGCAACAGCACGCCAATGATGCCAGGACTGCGGCGACCACCGCCACCGGTGCCGTCTCGGCCAGTGAAACCGCTCGTGACAAAGCCCAGCAATGGGCCGAAGAAGTCGAGGACACCGAGGTCGAAACCGGACAGTTCTCCGCTAAGCACCATGCCAGTAAATCGGCAGGCAGTGCCACCACCGCCTTGGATGCTAAGGCGCAGGCCATCGCCGCCCGAGATAAAGGTCAGCAGTGGGCCGAAGAAGTCGAGGACACCGAGGTCGAAACCGGACAGTTCTCGGCCAAGCACCACGCGCTCAAATCCGCCGCCGATGCTGGGGTGGCGAGCAGCGCCAAGACCGGGGCCGAAACCGCGCAGTCCAAAGCCCAGCAATGGGCCTCGGCGGCGCCAGACTTCGAGGTCGAAACCGGGCAATACTCGGCGCTTCACTGGTCTGGTGTGTCTCAGCAGTGGGCCGAGGGTACCGGCGAGATTGAGCCGGGTAAATACTCGGCCAAATACTGGGCAGAGCAAGCGGCCCAGGTGGTCCTCGGTGACATTCTGTGGACTGCAGTTAAGGGCAAGCCGACCACGATTGGCGGATACGGCATCACCGACGCCTACACCCAAACTCAAATCGACACCCAGCTGGCCACCAAAGCCGACACCGATCATGGCCACGCCGATCTCGCCGGTGCCATCCAAGAAGCTAAAAGCTTGGCGATGGCCGCCCTTATCCTTGGCTAACTGACTACCCATAAAGGAAACCCCGATGACCGCTCTCGATACTGCGATTTTGCAATCGAAAATCGATGCCCTAGACGGCAGCCAAACCGACCTTGAGGTGATGGATTTGTGCGTGGCCTGCAATGCACATCTGGATAGTTTAACGCTGACCAAACTTATTGCTGCCAAAGACGCGTTTGTGTCGGCGCTGACCAGTGCTAGCAGCGTTGACCAAATCAACCGAGTTAACGCCATGATTAAGGCACTGACCCCAGTAACACCAGCCTCGCACCCGAATGACGTGCACTTAATGGCCGAGGGGGAATTGGCACCGGTCAATCAAACGCTGTATTGCCCGTCAGTGGTAGAGAGCATTCGCTTGCCTGGTGACGATTCGGTGCCTGTTGGATCGTGGGTGGATTTTTTTATTCCCGCAGCGCAATCGGTGCTGGTCTCCATTGAAGGTCGCGGTTATTTCCTGCTGCTAGACACTGCCGACGACCAGCCCACGAAAACGGTAACTGTGACTGGTGCACTGCGGCTGTATTGGAATGGTTACAAGTGGCATCGCCAAACCCTAAATGATTTCGAAAAAGATCAGGCGCGTGGTGAGTGGGTGGTGAATATTGCCACAAGTCAGATTTGGACGGTACCCGAGGGGGTTTCGCAAGTTCAGCTAACCGCCGTTGGTGCCGGAGGCGGTGGAGCTGCAGGTGTATCAGACAGTCGGGATGGCCACGGCGGCGGTGGGGGCGCTGCGCTCGTTGACTATCCGCTGTCAGTGACGCCGGGCGAGCAGTTTACGGTAGTGATTGGTGCCGCCGCATCTCAAGCTACCAGCGCCGGGTCTAGTGGCGGTGATGGTGGCGATACGTCATTTGGCAGCATTGTGGTTTGTGGTGGAGGTAAAGGTGGCGGGGGCTATTCTGGTGGTGCCGGTGGCACCATGATCACGTTACCAAGTGACGCAAGTGGTCATGCCTATGCTGGTGGCCATGGGGCCAACCCTCAACCTGCCGGTGCAGTTGCTGAGTTTGTTGGTGGCACTGAGCAAGGTGGTGGTGCTAGCGCGTTGGCGGATGGTGGCGATATGGGGGGGTATACCTCGCATGCTGGCTCTGGTAAGTGGGGCAGTGGTGGAGGCGGCGGCAGTGACTCGTCGGTGGGCGGTCAGTATCGCAATGGGGGTAAGGGCGGAGATGGCATGGTTATCATTACTTGGACGGAGGCGATCTGATGCGCTGGGCAATCATTGAAAATCAACGAGTGATCAATGTAACTCTGGCTCGTTCCGCGCTGGCCGCGAACTGGGTGATAGCAGATGATGCCGTGTGCATTGGAGATGGGTATCGCAATGGCCAGTTCGACTATCAGCGCCCGCCGCAGAGGCTGGTGCCAGTGGTGCTAACCGGCGTTAGCGGTGCTGGTCTTGTGGCCAACAAGTCCGACTTTAGCTTGATCACAGTGCGTCAGGGGCAGACCGTGACGGTCACCGGTACGCTGGCCATTCCTGACCAGGGCTTTAATCTGCCGGTACGTCGAGCGGCTGGTGGCTATGAGCTTTTCCGAGTGGAGGTGGTGGATGGCGCCTTTGCTGTGGATCTTAATTTTGCCACTAGTGATGCGTACCTGGTGACTGATGCCGAGCTCAATAAAGATTTGCCCGAGGCCCAATTCTCCCTCGCCCCGACCGTCAGCATCGATGTGCTGCGGCAAATCGACTAACACCGTTTCCAACTTCCTTCCCTTCAATCCCCGCCACTAGTGGGTTTGTGCGCCGTGTCATAGCACGGCGCATATTTATCACTCACAATAAAACGCAATTTTACGTACAAAATTGCGCTTATGGATTCCCGACCTTTAAACCAAGATGAGTATTACCAGCAGCTGGTGGCCCGCAATACCGGACGCCGTGATGGTCTTCGGTACCGCAATACTCTGCTTTTGCATCTGGCTACATTGGTTGGCTTGCGAGAGTCAGAGTTAACCCAAGCGACCATAGGTTTGTTTGTTTCACCAACCGGTGATCTGCAGGAGTTCGTGATCTTGCCTGACTCAATCACTTGGGATGGCTACGAACGGCCAGTGCTTCTAACCCACCCCGAAGTCAAAGCAGCGTTCGAGGCGTACCTGCAGTGGCTCATTGAGTCCGGCATCAATACTCAACCAGGTAACAGTCATTTCGGCCTTAACCCCAACACACCGTTACTGGTGAGTGATAGTGGCAAGCCTTACACAATGCAGAGTCGAGGTGATCGGTTATCGCCTGCAGCGATGCATCGCCAATTGGATGGCATGATTAAAGCAGCTGATCTGTGGGATGCAGGTGTTAGGCGTAAAAGCCTGATGCGTACCTACGTGATCTTTGGATACCGAGCTGGTTTGAGCGTTAATGACTTGATGATCACCACCGGCCTGAGTGAGTCATCGATACAGCAGATCTTGGTAATGGATCTGGCGCAGTATGACCAGATTGCAGAGTGGTGGACTACTCAGAGAGAGCGGAGGATAAAACGACAGGAGGCGTTTGCACGCCGCCGGAAGTGGATGATCTGATTACTCTTTACTGGCCTCTTTGTTTAATACCTCTCTAGCCCACGCACTGACCTTTTGATCTTTCTTGGCAGCTGCGTGAGCCCACTGAGCTTTATCTTCCTCAGTGCACCTAATCTCTTGTTTCTTATCTAGCGTGACGGACTGTTTCGGTCGGCCAGGCGGTTTCTTTGCATCTTTCATAGGTTGCATTATTTGTCATGACAAAAATTTAATCAATACCCGTTGCTATTTTTGTCATGACAATAATATAATAATTGTCATGACAAAAACTAAGCAAGGTTGAGTATGATGAACGCCGAATTTGAATGGTCAGATAGTCTCAGCAGGCACCGTGCTGACGTACAAGCAATTATCGCCGTTGGTATTGGTGGTGGGTTTGCTGTGCTTGAAACCGTTGTCGGTAATGACTTGTGGAACTCTGATTCATCTGAGTATTTCGCTGACCCTGATGACTTGTTTTATGAAGGGGACGAGCCGCCAAAAGAGCCTGGCCTTTACCGATTTACTGGTTACACATCGACGCTGCACGGCGATGAATGGAACCACCATGGTTCTTACGAAAAGCTGCCCTTAAACCAATAGAGGAAACACGGATGTTAAAACCCGTTTATTTCGACACTGAAACCACTGGCCTGGGTAGCGATGCTGAGATCATCCAGATTGGGGTGGTGGGCGCCGATGGTACCGTGCTGATGGATACGCTGGTGCAGTGCCAAGGCGAGATCCCCGAGTCGGCCACCGCCGTGCATGGCATTACCAAGGCAGATTTAGTGGGGGCGCCAACGTGGCCGGAAGTGCACGAGCAGTTGATGGCTCACTTTGACGGCGCCTTAGTCAAGATTTACAACGCGTCGTATGACCGCCGCTTGCTGCAGCAAACCGCCGAACGCTATGAGTTGGAGGTGCCCCAGTTGGCGACCCAGTGCATCATGCGTCGTTATGCGGATCTGTACTTCGACGGGCAGTGGATGAGCCTGGTCAATGCGTGTGGCTATGAGCGCATCGATGTCTCAGATATTAAGGCCCACGACGCCGCCGGGGATTGTGAGATGACCCGCCGTTTGGATGCCATCATGAGCGCCGATGAGTTACGGCGCCAAGCTCGGGCTGAATACCGTGATCGGTTGTTGGCGCAAAAGATGGCCTTGGTGCCCGGGGACATCAGCGGTTATCCCGACTTTCGACAAGTCAGCCGACCGCTTGGGTTTAAGACCCTCAGCCAACTGCGTAAGCGGGATTTGGATAACTATGAGTTCGCAGGTCGATGCTGCGACACCTATGGCAACCCGGGCTACCTGTTTAAGCCCAAAGACCAATAGAGGAAACATCGATGGCCGTTACCGTCAAAAGCTACTTCTGTGGCGCTGGCTTAATGGATGCCGGTCTGCGTGAGGCGGGCATCGACATTGCCCAGGCGTTTGAGCTGGATGCCGACGCCTGCAAAACCTACCGCGCCAACTTTGGCGATCACATCACCCAGTGCGACATCGCCGAGCAGCTGGTGCTGGAGCAGGACAGCTGCGACGGCATGGTGTTTACCTATCCGTGCACCAAGTATTCAACCATCGCCGACATTCACGGCACCCGCAGCGGTGACGAGCTGTTTCTCCATGCGTTGCGCCATCTGGCCGTGGCTCGCCCTGAGTTCTACGTGGTGGAGAATGTACCAGGGATGCGCGCCTTTCCGGTGGTGATGGAAGCCATGACTAAGATGCCGGACTATTACGTGCACGTATTTTGCCCAGTGCGCTCTGAGCTGTGGGTACCGCAGCGCCGCCACCGGTTGATCATCATCGGCACCAAACATCCGTTTGAGGTGCGGCCACCGGAAAACACCCGCGCGGTGACGCTGGCCGAAATCCTTGAGGATGAACCCAAGGTGACTTTGCCAAAAGCCATCAAAGCCCGCATGGGCGGTGAGTACCGCGACCTGCCGATTATCTCTGACCCCAGTAAAGGCGACATTGCGCCGACCTGTGTGGCCCATTACGCCAAGGACAAGTCCACCCGTCTGGTGGTGGATAAGCGCTTTCCCCTGGGCGTTCGCCCGTACTCAGTGCGTGAGTACGCCCGCCTGCAGGGGTTAGAGGATGACTTTGTATTTCCGGTGAGCGATACCGCCGCCTATCGGCAGATCGGCAATGGCGTCTCCAAACATGTGGGCCAGTGGGTCGGCAATGAGATGATCCGCTACATGGCCCAATCGACCCGCCTCAAGATGGTGGCGGCCTAATTAACCGAGATAGGAAACGACTGATGGGAATTCGACGATTTAAAACGCTTAAGCCTCGTAATCCTTGCCCTGAGTGTGGCAATGCTACGATCTTTCGTGGACGATCTGAGCAGGTACAAGAAGATCTCTGTGAAGTTTGGGTTGAGTGCGATTGTGGACATAACCCTTTTGAGGGAAAGTCCGAGCATTGCATTGAATCTGTCTGGGGATCACTGGATGAAGGTTTCTTGCTGATGGCACTCGCTGAGTGGGATGAGTTAACGGAAGCAGCATAAAGGATAAGACTGATGAACTATTGCGACGAGTGTGGCGAGCAGATTTATCCAGATGATGAGGTGGTATCAATCGGGCTTGCTCGCTATCACTTCGAATGTGCCGAGGCCAAAGGCGTCGGTGAAAGCGATTAAGGAAGCGATCCATGGATAGTAAGCGACCTAAAAAGGTTGAGTATCACAAGCAGTGTCATGACTGCGGTCAGTTTCTAAAGAAGAAACTTTGGATTCGAAAGGATCACCCGTATCGAAAGCACGCATTGTGTCGTAGCTGCGCCAGCAATTACGAACATTGGACAGATTTTTAATCGAGGAAATGACTGATGAAGATCAGCCAATTGATTGCGCTGCTTGAGCAGCAACAGGAACAGCTGGGCGATGTTGAGGTGACCATGCAGGCCACTTTGTTGCCGGATGGCTATTGTGCTGCTGGCAACGTGGCTGACGTGTTTGAAAGCACGGTTGAATCAGTCCAAGAGCTTGATGAGGGCAGGCTAGGTATGCGCCTGCGCTTATTCTGGCAGTGCTAATAAAAGGAAACGAGCCATGGAAACATTCTCAGTCAATTTCTTCTTAGCCGGTCAGGTAAAGCAGCTGGCCTTTCGCCGTATGGCCGCCCCGCCAAGGAAGGGCGACATATGTATTTTCAATAAGCAGCAATACTTGGTGTGGTCAGTGACCTGGTGTATGGATGAGGATGCGACTAATGACGGTAGTCAACGGCTCAATCTCGAACTAGAAAAGATGTAGGGAGCGACTGATGGATTTTGAAGTGTTGGCGGGCCAATACGACGATGGTCATGAGATAAACGTTAAGTACAGCGATGTCTTTGCCACCTTGGATGATGCCATTGAAGCGCATGATAAGGTGAGCGACTATCCGTGGGCCTATATCCAGTACAAAGGCCGTACGTTGGATGTGTGGGCCAAAGGTAACGATCCGTTAAACCGATAAAGGAAACCAGCCTAGTTGTGCTTTATAACACAACGGTTATATAATGGTTGTGTTATACTTTTTAAGGGCGGCTATGAACATTTCTCTACGACAAATGGTTGACGATTACTACGGTGGAAACCGGGAGCAGGCGGCAAAAGCGGCGGGGATCAATACCGTTCAGCAGTTCAATAATTTGGTCTCGAAAGGCTACGAAGTGGCGCGCCTAGAAAATGGCGATTGGATCATGCTGACGTCGAAAACCAAGATCTTCAAAACCTCCAAATAACACTTGTGTTATATAACTCAAGTGTTATAATTATCTCAAGTTAAGGCAACAGAGATAAGGAGATGAAGTTAACCAAGCAACAACGCCAAGAGTTAGAGAACCAAAAGCTAACTCTGGAGGTGAGAAACAAGAGGCTAGACAATCTGAGACTCGCAATCCAAATTCCTCTAACCGTCTTGTTACTCGTTTTAGCCATCATTAAGCTCGCAGAGTTAAATATCTAAGGGCAAGGGGCGCAAGCCCCTTCGCAGAGGATAGCAAAGATGAAATGGTTTGAGTATTTCGAAAAGCATCAGGTGGGGTTCACCCTGGGGGCGACGGCGCTTGCGGTGGTGATCGCCCTGTATTTTGGCTTGGTGCATTGATGAGGCGCTGGCGTTCGTCGAGCGCCAGCGCCTTTGTATAGGGAACTATGAGAAATCTAAAGTACAAGGTCATTATTGTTGTGTTGAGCATGACTTGCATTGGCCTATATATTTCAAATGATCTCACCACGTTTGAAGGGTGTGTTTCTGAGCTTCACCGGCAGTTTTATGGCATCGAGAATGACTTTGAGCGAAGAGCTCGAGCTAGAGAGCTTTGCTTAGACCTAGTGCGTGAAGGGAAGGTTCTTCCTGAGAAACGCTGA